CTTCGTTGGCTTCTTGTGATGTGTAGTCAAGTTCTAATTTATTTAGAGCCTGTTCTAGTGATGTAATGACACGCTGTGTAGGTATCTTTACTGAGATTGCTTTTCCTCTTGCCATTTGTTTTTCTCTTTTCTTTTGGGTTATTTATAGTATAGGGGGTGGGTCTGACATTGTGAGCAGTTTTAGTAGTCATACTCAGGACTAAGTTACTATCTAACTGGCTTGTTAGATTACTTGGCTGTCCAAGTTGTGTAACGAACTTTTCCATCAACATCTAACTTGATACGAACTGATTGTCCGTCTTTGTTAGGTGTGATTTCTTGGATTGTTCCTGTAACCTTTGACTTCTGTGAAGTGTAAAGGTCGCCTACCTTGTATGTGTTTGTATTTACTGACATTGTATTTCCTTTTCTGTTAGGGGTTTGTTGCTTGTTATTTAAGTATAACATTTTTAGGTCAGAAATGTCAAATCCATTTCTAACATTTCTCACTATGTGAGATTACTTTGTTGTGCTTACCATAGCCAAACGGCGTGAGCCATTTGCTAGTTGTAATGAAACTCTAGTTAGTTTAGCATTTATAGGTGAGAACTTTACAATTCTGCCTGTAACGCCTGTCTTACTAGTAGTGAATAAATCACCTAGTTGATAAGTGTATCCGCCTAGTGTCATTGGGGTTTTCCTTTCGTTTGGGTTATAGTTTAATTCTACACTAAAAATGTCAAAAATACCAATCTGGGTGGCATTTCTGGGTGTGATAAACCTCACATCTTAAGAGCGTGTCGTAACTTGACAAATCAAAGTTTTGCCCCCGAGCCCTTTCTGCGGGGGATCTAATTAATTAAAAAGTGAATAGCAAACAATAAACACTATTAGTATCCAGAACCATGCAGGCATGTTAACTCATTTCTTAGTTGCAGAAAAAACTATGTCTGCTTTAGAGTATACACACAATCCGCAAGAAACGCAAGCGCTACCATTAGTTGAGATAAGCGGAATTGCTTTTAAGTTTTCAGGACACTTAGCGCCAGGCTTACCAATCATTTCTTTCATGTCTGCTTGACCAATAGCAAAATTCTTAGCAAGGTATGCAAGGCGTACACCAGAATTAATTTTAAGGTCAACACCAGTTTTTACATTCTCACTATCAGTGCTAAAGTAAAGAGACAGGTTGTCAATATCTTTAAGAATAAGAGCAGCAGACTTTACACGAGTGTATACCCAGAATTGAATATCAGTATTGTTAAGGATGACAGTCTTCCAGGCATTGGTATAGGTATCATTAAAGAAGTCACCGTCCCAGTGGATACGGAATAACTTAGGGGCGTCTTTCTTATTACAATCAGCAATAAACTCATCTATCATTGCAGATAGCAAAGACACCATAGTTTCTTGATCAGCGTCTTTAAGTAGGTCCCAATTATGTAATAGGTTAGCCTTTACACCTTTGAAGAGTTTTTCGAGTTTTCCTGCATAGCAGACACTTTCGCAGACGCTAGTGGCACCAGGACAGGAGAAAGCCTTGCCTGCAGGTAATCCAAAAGTATTAGCGATAGAGGCTTGCTTTCCATTTTTTGTGACAAGATTAGCCACCTTTCTATCATTAGAACGTTTTAGTTTAAGTGTAAGTGTATTAGTAGTCAAGGCCTAAACTCATTTCTAGAGCAGCGTCTTCATTGGTAACAGAATTTGCTAATTCATCTAGCCAGCAGTGTTCACACATTGGCATAAACTCATCGCATTCGTTTTCATTACAATTAGGACACACTGTAGAATAGAATTCATCCAGTATTTCATCATTTTCAAACTTCATAGGGGGTCTCCTTTGTTTTCTTTAAGTCTAGCATTTGGGACTGACATTTCTTTCTGTCATATTTTTTCTTTGAAGGGACAGCAGATGCAGCATTAGAACGGCGAAGTTCCATTAGTCTGCGTAATTCCTCTGAAGTCTTTTTCATAACTTAATCCTATCAGACTTAAGAGAAAATGTCAACACAACGTAAAACGGACATTTGAGACAAATTGCCTCGGGCGCTTTTTATGCCTCACGTTCTATAAAAACAAAAAGTTTTATTCGTGAATCAAAATTAAATTCAACTGTTTCAATTTCACCAAATTCATTTTGACAATCAATAAAATATTTATCGCCTGTTGCATCTGAAGTAATAGTTTTAACTTCAACGATGCCATCTTCAACCCCAATTAAATCATCAATCATTAATTGATCTGGTGTTAGATCATCAGCGTGTATTAATTCCATAGCATTTATTGTAGCAGGCATTTTATTCCTCATCTTGATATTCATCTACTGGGTCAATGAACCATGATAGGTGGTGTTGTTCAATTACTGCCCATGCAGGTGCATGGCTCATGCCTTTATAGAATACGCCTTCAGGCATAGCAATAAATCTATCGTAGTCCTCATCATAGGCTGCATCTATTGCATCTATGCAAGGTTGCACCATAGAAAGCGGAACGGGTGGATAGTGATTACCCTGTAAGTGATAGGCTAATTGTTTTTCTAAGTCTAACTCTGTTTCTGCTAAACCAATTGCTGTTACGCTTCCCATTATTTAAATACGACCTTTCGTCCTTCACGATAAAATACCTTAGTGTGCATTTTGCCACTAGGCTCTGATAGATTAACTGTTGAGTATTCATCAGCAAATCCCCAATCCTCAAAACTGTTAAAAGTATTAACTGCGGATAGTGCGTCTGAGTAACGCCCTGTCCAATGTACGGGCTCGCTGTCATACGATACTGTTACTGCGTATAGGTATTCATTTTCCATTAGTCGTTCTCCTTAGTGATAAATAATTGGTGAGGGTTACAATCGCAATTCTCTGTATCATAGTCTATACCATTTCCAAAGAATAGCCAACCTGTGCCAAAGCATAGGTCGCAAGCAATTATTTCTGAGTATAACTCTTTCATCTTTCCCATTATTAGTCACCAACCTTTACGGCTAGAGTGCGATAGGTGTATCCACCATTTTGATTACGAACCTCTACAAGATAACTTTCGCAATCTTTATACCAAATTGCTCTAGGGTGTTTCTCTGCTGAGATAATTTCTCCTGTTAGAGAATTAGAGCGATAAGTTTTTCCTACAAGTAGGTTTTCTATTGTATAGACATTTGCTGACATTTGCCAACCTCTTTCTTTTTGTTGATAATTCTATCCTATCACGGCTGACTGACATTTTCTGTTAGACACGCCGTAAGTAATAGACTTTCTTTTTATTTCCTTACTATGTAAGTCTATCTGATTAGTCTAAAAATATCAACTTACTAGCCAGTAATCTTAAATAATGAGACGCTCAAAGGATGTGAGAAAAATCACACAATACGTAAACAAAAGCGACACGCCCGACAGCGCCGAGGAAAATTTTGAGCAGTTTTAGATCTTGCTCAGGATTTTTTTGCTTAGGACTTTCGGGATTTTTTTCGTTCGTCCCTTAATGCAACTTGCAATCTGCGAATTTCTCTTTGCATTTGGATATTCTGTTTCCAGAATAAACACATTACAGTTATTGAACCAGCAAGTGCAATGATATTTGCAATTAGTGTTCCTGTATCTAGTACCATTTTATTTTACTCCAATCGCTAAACACGCTTCCACAAACTTATCATGGTTAAAGCGTGGGTTATCATTTTCAAACATATCTGCAAAATCATTTACAATATCTGCAAACATTACAGAATCAAAATACATTGAATAGTTGCTAAGGATTTCAGCAGTAGCAACATAGTCTTTTCGTGTCATCATTAGGCAGACACCAAACTTTCTGAAATCATTAAGTAAGCAGTTGCACAAACATAGCAAAACTTTTCTGTTGGTATTCCACCCAGCATAAAAGCGTCTACGCCTGAATAAACCAAGTTAGTATTTTCGCAATTCATTACTGCACAAGTTTTCATTAAATAGCACCTTCCTGAAATAAACCAATTTCAATGTCTAGTAATTCTTGAGGGGTAGCGTCAGATAAATCAACCCAACCAGCACCCTGTTCATCAAGGCGAAAGATTTCAATGTATCCCATTATAGAACCGCCTTTCCTCTAATTGTTCCACGAACGCTAAGAGCGTCGCAAGACATTTTAACAGCAACACCAACAGGCAGTTGTTCTGCGTAAGTGTTTATGAATTGAGCAACCGCACCTTTAGAAGGTAGAGCGATTTTTTTTGTAGAACCATTAAAGGTTTCTAGTGTTATAGTGTAAGTCATTTATTGACTTCCTTTCTTTTAGTTGATAAGACTATCTTACCATTAGGGGCTGACATTTTGGCTACTTATTTGCTAAGGCTCACTGTGATACTAGTCACATTTATTTGCTTAGGCTCATTAGCCAATTTGTCCTTTATTTTTTTGTATAATGCAATTATAGCAGGTTAGACCCCAAAAGTCAAATTTAGACACGGACAAAACGGACATTTTCAATGTGATTTACACCACAAAATCGCCCGAGGATTTTTTTACTCTTTTACGAATAAAATAAATCCCCAAGTTAAACAGATCATTGAAAACCAAAACAATGCGTTACCACTTACGAAAAAAGTTTGATAAAAAAAATTCATTTTTATTTTTCCTCAATGTCTGCAACATAGACAGTGCTTCTATCTATGTTTCCGTGTTTTAATTTAAAATCAAATTCGTTAATTGCTTCATCATAGTTATTTGCTTCAATATCTATGAAAGTAGTAAATTCAAATATTGGCATTACGCAAACACCTCCATGCTTACATGATGAGGGTTGCAATCGCACCACTCAAAATCAAAATCTCCATCTTGTGAAACCCATGCGTCAGTAATTCCCTCACCTCCGCAGATTTCACAGTTAAGAACTGTGTCAATTAGTTGTTTCATGTATGACATTATTTTACTCCTTCAAATAATTCTTTACACTTGTTAGGATTTTCCCACCAAGTAAATCCCTCATGGTAGAGAGCAGGTGCTTTAACTACCTGACCGCAAGGGCATAAATTCATGTACCCTGTAGGGTAGTTATTTACTGTAGCCATAGGCTCAAATATTCTATTAGTCATTATTTGGAAACCATCCAATCTGACCAACCGCTTAAGCGGTCAGAGTCATAGTCCATATACCATGACTCTATATTGTTTTCACATACTTCACAGAATGTGTAGCATACATCATTATGAAATGACTTAGCAGACTTATTAGGTGTATGTGTTTTACATACTTCGATTATTACATTTGAATTCATTTGAATTCCTTTCTAGTTCAATCACCTTGATTGACTTTCTTTATACTGTAAGTATAGCAGGGGGGTCTGACATTTAGGGGGGTACAATACGGACATTACGGACAAAAGGGATTGTGATGTACATCATGTGGATAACTTGAGCGTGAATTAAGGGTGTGATGTGTATCATGTGGATAACCCCGATCCCTCGGGCCGTGTGATGTGAATCACATGCTATATACGGCGTGTCGATTTGACTTTTTGACATTTCTTTGCTATACTTCTAGTATAAGAAAATTAAATAGTGTTAAAAAGGTTAATGAGCCTACCAAATAAGTCGAACAACTGTTCGAATGAGCGTAGCGAATAAGTGACCTAAATCACATAGCCTATACGGCGTGTCGCCTTGACTTTTCAGGGTAGTTATGGTAGTATTCTACTATAAGAAAAATTAAATAAGGAAAAATCCTAGTGAGCCTCTGAGCCTACCAAATAAACCTAGCAATAGGGTGAGCGTAGCAAATAAGAGCAAATAACCTAGGTCAAGGAAAAAGTTAGCACAAGGCTAACGAATTAAAAGAAAGGTGGTCTCAAATGACTACACTAAATAACTACTATAACGAAATCCGTTCTGACATTGCTAAGGACTTTGGTCTAGAGGCGGGTGGCTATGCTCCACGCCCTAGTTACGAGTTACCTATTAGGGTTGCTCAACGCATTAACAATAAGTATCCTGCTACATGGGTAGAGGGTGCGTTTAGACCTACTCTCAACCCTATGGCAATTAGAATTGCTAAGCGTTATGTATCTCTCATGAAAGCAGGGGTAATTAAATAAATGATTATCTATCTATGCGACTCATGCGATACACTCGCTACAGTTATCCATGCGGATAACACAATAACAATTAACCCATGCTCATGTATTACTAAGGAGAATAACAAATGAATAAGATTATATTAACACTAACACTAGCACTACTACCTATAGCACTACCTACACCTGCACACGCTAAATCTTGTGGGGTATACAGAGTAGTACACACAAGCGGTGTAACACACAAGACAACAACACGCAGTATCTATCGCTGCTCAGGAAAATAGGAGATAACAAATGATTAAAGCAACATTAACAAGTACATCAGGTACTACTAGAGAGATGAAATTCAACACTAAAGAACATCTATTAGAGTTCATTGAATTGTATAAGGCCACACTACGTCAGGGCACAGCCGTGTGTATTGATGCACCATTGGTGGGTATACACTCTGGTTGGATACAGGGTACTGGTACTAAAAAATAAATAAGATCAATTAAGGTAGTGCATCTATTATGGGCGCACTATCTTTTTTCTTTTTATCTTTAAATTATACGTATCATACATCTGAACAAGATTTTCAGATTTGTGGTAAAATGGATCCATGGGAATTTTAAACAATTTGGAAAATGCCTGGGACTTCCCAGAACCAGAAAACCTGGCTGTAAAATTATTTTCAGAAACTTGCTGCTCAGGATGTACTTGTCAGCGGGAGTCAAAGGCTATTCCAGAAACAGACGCTATGGGCAGAGAAATCTTCTGGCTAGACATAGGTCGTAAATCCGAGGGGGATCAATAATGTCAGACAACGAACTAACAACAGAACAACAGGCTATTATCATTGTAGAGAAACTATCTGCTGGTTTGAGAACACAGATCGCTAACGAAGTAGAGTTAGAATTCCATAATATCAATCACGATCTTGCTCATGCTATTGGTCAATTTATTCGTGAGGGTAAGCCTACCATCGTTTAGGATGTTTATCGGTTTTATAAGACCTATATATCTTAAAATCGTTTAACGCTTGAATAATAATTTTTCTATCAATATTACACATCTTGGCTAAGTCGTCAATAGATTTATTGTTGTCAACATATTGTTTTTCAAGCCAAGCCTTATCTTTATGGTTTGACATTACATACCACCTTTAGGCTTTTCTTTTCTAATATCTGTATATAAGTAGTCTGGACCTTTAGTGAAATACCAATGATCTGGTTCGCAGAAGAAAAAAAAAGCATTTACAACTAGATTATTTTCGGGGTGAGGAAATTTCTCTCTCCAGTGCTCTTGATCATTGCCATACATAAATAAAGCATCATTTTCCATTAACATATATGGTTGTTTAACACCATCGTGTTCAACCCATAAACTCCAGGGGACCTTCTGAAAAACACAAAGGTCTATATGGTAAGTACAAGCATTATCATCCTTATGACTCCATAGTTTTGCATTCTCAGTCTCATAAGCACTTAGTAAACACCAAGAAGGCATAAGGGTTTGACTTCCAAAATGCTCTTTAGCAGAATCTAGAAGTTTATTATGAAATGCTTTTAACTCAGGATCATCATGCCACTGGTGTCTTCCAAAGTTCTTTTCAAATGTAGGTTTGGTAGACCATAGACGCATAGCAAGTTTTTGCAAACCTTTTAGATTATCTTGAGATAAAAGATTTTTAACTATAAAAGGTTTTTTAACATCGACCATTACATGTTTTCGTGAGAAATACGGTCTCTCCAATATTTTTCAGAATTCTTACGTTCTTCTGCAAGTTTAATAATATCTTCTTGTGTCTCATCAGACCAAGCCTCAACATCACAATTCATTAAATATGGTCTAAAAGTTTCGGGGATCAATTGATCACTCCATTTGCTTTGAGCGTATCATACAACATACCATTAACAAAGACCATCTGATCTCTGGCTGCAGCAATATACTGTTCTACTTGCTCAGAGTCGATTCCTTGCTGTTCTGCTTGGTAGCGATTAAATTCATCTACCGTACTTGTCATAAGTTCAACTGCTTCTGTTCTATCCATTTTGTTCTCCTATCGGTTCAAAGTGACTTGGTTCAATGTTTGAAAATGGCCATGGGTAATATGAAAATCCAAGTTGATCTGCAGCAATCTGGTTAGCCATAATACTAATTGATTTATCCTGTTGACTAAGTAATGCAACTGATGCACCATTATTAGTCATATCAGCCTTTAACTGATTAGTAATTGATTGAACTCTACTAAAATACTGTTTAACTTTTTCTTGATGTTCTTCTGGAATTCCTGCCATGTTACCATTTCCTCTCTGGACATTTTGCGTGTAGTAATTGAGTTTTTAATTTCATAAAACAACCACATCGAACACACTGCTTTATCATGGGTCTGAAAAACTCACAACCCTTACATATATTATACCTTATCGCTGCTTCTTCTTCAGATGCACGAGGAGATCCATTAATCATATCCCAAGGCTTTACATCTTCGCTCATTACCAATCTACCTCCTGATCGTACGTTATTGAATATTCCCCGCCGAAAATCTCAGCATATGAAATTATATCTTTATTATACCTTATCAATGTGTTAATGCCAACTTTGTCACACATATATTTTTTACCAGTTACAAGCGGTTCAAACGCTACCCCTTGCTCTTCAAATGCCGTATTTAGGGTTTGTATATATCGATCTTTGCCATATCGCTTAGATGTGAAGGATTGTTGAATATAGTCAAATCTTGCCTGCACATCATTCTCTCTTGCAATGTCCGAATTGTCTGTAATATACCTTACTGCAGGATGTTCCATCCGTTTTGACCAATTGATCATGTTAGCGCTGTAAGACTCCATATTCTTAAGAGTTGAATCAGCGTATGCCATGCGGATAAGGTCAGAGGCGGAGGTTTGAACCTCTGTTGCGAACGAAATTAAAAACGCAGTTGCATATGGGAACTTGTCGCTATATGTCGAGACGCCGAAGTGAACATTCGGATTAAAAGACTCAACCGACATACAATCATTTAACAGTCGCATATGATTTCCAAGTGACACATAATTTTGACGATTCATATCGCAATCGACGAACAAGCATTCATCTGGATTTATACCATCTGCCAAACAAAGAATATTCTTATCATACGTGCCAACTATTTTTGAACCGTTAAAACGATTTAATAACTGCGCCGACACCAAACCATCCATGTCTGGAGATATAATAATCTGTTTTGAAAACGACAGAGTGTCAAGTATGCTTTGTTTCATATTTTTAAAAACACCCCTTATAATAATACAGTTATGACGATCACAAACTGGGCAGAGTTATCCGTATCCCTACTTACAATTGTAGCAGTTCTTGCTGGCGCAATCAAGTGGCTTGTCAAACATTATTTAATCGAACTTAAACCGAACTCTGGATCAAGTTTAAAAGACCAGGTTTCGAGATTAGAACAAAGAATTAACGAAGCGGATCTTACACGCAAAGAGATGGATCGCAAATTAGATCATATGTATGATATTCTTTTAGAGTATATTGCAAAATCTAAGTAACTATATATACTATATATAAGATATCTTCTATATACAAACCTTAAAGATAGTTCTTTTTTCTTATATATATTTAAGTATACACTATCGCAATCCTGGCATAAAAGACTTATGGTAACAAAACGGACATTGTTAATTGTAACAATTTGGTAAACTTTAATATCATGTCTGTATTGTCCGTTTTATGGTATAATTTTAAAGACTAATACCTTGGTTGTCTTATACCCACCACCTTGGTATTAGTCATTTTTTATGGTATAATCAAGTATTATGAACTCCTCTTCTTATGGCCCTGAAATTTTTGGAGCAGACCCTGTAAATATTAAATGGTCTGTGGTTAGAGGAGATACATCCTCAATAACTGTTAGTTTTTTGCAAGATGATGAAGTTACCCCATATAATATCACTACTTGGGATTTTATTTCAACAGCATATGAGAAGTCAACTGACCTAGTTGATATTTTAACTGTCACTAAGCCAGCCCCTGGAACTATTACTATTTCAGCCCCTGCCTCTACAACTAAAAACTGGGGAACAGGTCGGGGATCCAAAGTTGGAGAATTAATGTTTGATCTTCAAGTAACAATTAATGGAGCAACAGACGCACTAGATGTTATCTGGACTCCGCTCATTGGAACTATATCAGTCATTGGCGATATTACCTATACTGGAGGATCTCTCTAATGCCAGTAATCAAAGTTTCTGAAAATAAAAACAATCTACCATCTGTAATTAAGATCACCTACCAATCTGGAAAGTCACAAACTTTCAAGGTAAAGAAGTAATGGCACTAAGCAGGAGCACAGATTTTCCTGGTAGCAGAAAAACAAACTATGCTGACCAAGTTCAGCAATCTCAAGAAATAGGATCTGTAGACAGTAGTCTTTATATACCAGTTCAAGGTCCACAGGGACCCGCAGGACCTAGGGGATTAGACGGCCAGCCAGGTCCACAGGGACCCGCAGGAGTACAAGGTGAACGTGGACCAGCAGGCAAGGATGGAAAGTCTTTATTTGCCGATGGATGGGCCAATTACGATAATAGAAACTCTATAAACTTTTCACTTGGAGCAACAAGAGGAGATGATGGATGGGTAGATGTTTATGTTGATGCTCTTGGCAAAGGTACAAATGAAAAATATTTGCCTAAAGATAACATAAGTTTATACAATCCAGAAACTCGTAGAATTAACTTAAAACATTTAGACATTGGGTCACAACTTAGAATTACATATACCTTTGATTTATCGACATATGGAAATAATACTGAGGTTTGGGCAAGATCCTATTTCCCAGATACTGGAAAGGCCGTTACAAGTTTTGTTGCAAATCTTAAATACCAGTACGACTATGAACTGTCAACAACTCACTTACTATACCTAGATGATAGCGTAGACAAGTCAAGTGGCATAGTCCCACAACTAAGAGCAGACCTAGACTCCATGGCAGTATTGAAATCAATCTATATTTCAACGTTCTAGCATGGTATAATTAAGCAGGAGGAATAATGGCATTTCCAGGCACATACAATATTAACTACTATAAGGGTGATACCTATGAGTTCAACATATACCCTAAAGATTCTTCTGGTGCCATTTTCTCTCTTTTAAACTACGGAGCAACTTTTACTATAAGTACATCCCGTGGAGCAAACCCAGTATTTACTGTTGCTGCAACTGCAAACATTGCTTCAAATAACAGTTATATTACTTGTTCTATTTTGCCAGCAACAGGAAGAACTTTAACTGCTGGAACAGAGTATGTTTATGATGTTCAAATTACTCAAGGCGCAACAAAAATTTATACACTTCTAACTGGAACAGTTACTGTAACAGCAGATGTAACTGGAGCATAATATGGCAGAACTACTTTTATCAACAGATAACATTACTGTAATTGGTGGTCCAGACGTAGTAAACCTAGATGTTGACTTTGGTCCATCAGGTACAAGAGGAAGTAAGATTTTTTCTTCAAATCAAAACCCAAATAACTCAGGGGCTTTAGGAAGTCAAGTTCCAAATATTGGAGATTGGGCAATAAATGTTTCTAAGGGTGACTCTGAATATACTTATATGTATGAATATATTTCTGAACCTGGTGGTAATAGATGGACTTCAAGGCTTAAAGTTAATCCCGCAATTTATTCAGAAAACCTAGACGTTGTTTTTTCTGCGGGATCAAGAACAATTACTTTTAATGTCCAAAAAATTGCATCCCTAACAAACAATCAAAACCTGACTGCTGCAAACTTTAACATTCAGCATAGCATTGTTGGAACTAATCCAATTGCTTCTTCTATTTCAGTTGGGGCAGTAACGGTTACAAATGATACTCTTACTCTGCCAATTACTATCAAGGCAGCAGAATTTTCAGGAGGAACATGGTCTCAGATAGCAGATACCCGCAAGGTTCATATTCTGATTACTGTGGTATAATCGAAAAGGTGAAAATAAATGGCAAATAAAAATATAGATAATACAGATAATGGAACTGGAGTATTTAATACCAAAGTTCCTGGAATGGATGAGGCTGCAGATATTCAAGAAGCGCTTCGAATCTATCACTATGGGTCAAAGACTCCTCCAGCATCAGAGGCAGACATTGTCAGGCCATCTCTTGTAGGACACATCAAAGATATTAAAACAGATATTGCTAATATTAATGCAAAAGGTATTGGAAGTACATATACAGCCAATGAACCAGCATCAATTATTGATGGAATGATTTGGGTAGACTCAGATGTAACTGGTGGAAATGGAATACAGTTTGCAACTTCTCAATATCAAACAGCAGCACCAACTACTGGCCTTGTTAATGGTTTGATTTGGATTAAAAAAGGAACTTCACCACTTGAGATGTGGGTTTATGATTCTTCTACTACTGCGTTTGTAAAGGTCGGTGCATAATGCCAAAATCAATTGATTCAGAATCAAAAGTAGCATACATATATAGTTCAACAACAGATAAGTGGCATCCAATTGCAGGAGCAGTTAATACTGGCGCAGCATATACATGGTCAGCAGATCAACAGTTTTCTACTTCTGTAACATTTGAATCTGTAGTTAAAGCAAAGGCTGGAGTAAATAATTTTTTAAATCCAGCAGCAAGAGATTTAGTTTTTACTAATATTTCTGCAGAAAATAAAAAAGGAATTGTCTGTTTTGTAAGAAATGATGCAGCAGGTCTTCCCATTAACCAGATTCAATATTTCGATGGAAGTAATTGGAGATCTGCTTCTGATTCAACTCCACTACTTTCAAAAATAAATACTGCAACATACACAATTACATTAGATGACGCTGGTCGGACAATCCTTGCAAATTCTGACACTGCAAATGAAATTTTAGTTCCAGCAAATAGTACAACCCCCTTTGTAATTGGACAAAGGCTTGACATTCTTCGTTATGGACTGGGTATTACATCAATTGCTGGTGCTGTTGGAGTAACTATTCAAAGCAAAAATTCTAATAAGAAGATTGCAGCAAGATACTCAGGAGCAACACTTATTAAAATAGAAGAGAACACCTGGATACTTGTTGGCGATTTGATAGCGTAGGTTTTAGAAATGCTAACTACACTTGGGCTATTTGGAAAGGGTATGGTTGTAGTACCAGACCTTTCAAGTTTATCGTATACTAATGCATCAACAACCTTGCAGTCATTGGGGCTTATTCCTGCAGTAATTAGCACACCAATAACAACTCAAACATCTAATTTAGATCAAAAGGTTGCTACTCAATCAATTCCTGGAGGAACTGCTGTTGACTATGATACAGTTGTTTCAATTCAATACTATTCTTATTCAGCCCCAGCATTTACAGTTTTTGGATTTACCCCAGATCCAACACCAACACCAACACCAACCCCTACACCAACGCCAACTCCTACACCAACACCAACTCCTACTCCTACTGCATGTTGTCAAGATGACGATGCTGGATATTGTGTAAATGTTGATGCTGATGGATATGGAACTTGGTATCAATATCAATATGATCCATGTACCGCAACTTCTTGTCCACCAAGAAATACGGGACGCTCATTTTGTGGCGTACCAACACCAACTCCAACACCTACGCCAACTCCAACCCCAACTCCAACGCCAACGCCAACTCCAACGCCAACTCCAACGCCATGTAATTCAGATGAAATTCCATCAGGAACTGCTTACCGTGCAGAATGTTGTGGTCTTGCAATTAGGGTTAAGGTTATAGGTTGTTCTGGAACACAAATTGGAACAGCATACTACTGTATTGATTCATGCTCTACTCCAACATTTTCTGTATTTTCTTTTGCACCAACATTTAGCGTATTCTCATTTACGCCAGTAGGATTTAGCGTATTTGGATTTATAACTGGATTCAGCGTATTTTCTTTTACTCCAACTGGTGGTGGTGGATGTCTTGTTTATGGAACACCAATATTGCTTGCAGATAGAACATATAAAAATATTGAAGACCTTGTTGTTGGAGATGAACTATTATCTTTAAGTGTATCCTCAATTCCAGATGAAGAAAATCCTTCATACCTAGATTCTTGGACATCAAACAATCTTGATGATGCTACTTTTACTACTACAGCAGTCACCAATATAATTAAATCAACCTGGGAAGGTTATTATTTATTAAATAATAAATTAAAGGTTACATATGAACATACAATGCTTGTAAAACGTGATGACTTATGGAAGTTTACACAAATGGAAAATGTTGTTGTTGGAGATTATGTAGTTGATAGTGAAGGAGATACAATTTTGATTACATCTATTCAATATGTAAACTCTCCTGTAGAAACAGTTTCAATCGATACAGAAGTAAAAGATCTTTACTTCGCAAATGATATTTTAGTTCACAACATGTATCAGTCTAAATCATAATTAGTGAGGAAACTTTAACATCCATTCTTTAGTCTTAGGCGTAATGCCTTTCCAAGATGACCAGTTATCTCCGCCGTGAGACATATAGTATGCAATCTCTGCATTCTTAACGGGATTGAATAATTCAGAATTGGTGTCAATGTCAAACTTATCTCTACGGTCAGGACCAAGAGAATCAATCATATTGATTTGGAACATACCATAAGAGGAGTCTCCAGTCTTATGATTGCCATTAAAAGCCAGTGGACGGCCATTAGATTCCTTCTTTGCAATAGCCCAAGCCACGACTAGATCATTGCCCTTGAAACCAACAAGTCCAAGAAGTTCCTTAAGTTCTAAATCTGTTAGAGATGTCTTATTTTCAAAACTCTCTAGTCTTTTTGCCTTAGAAACCAAAAAAACCTCTTTCGAGGCGTTTTGCGATGACTGAGCCTGTTCCAGGCTTAGATTATTTTTTGTATTATTAGCATTAGCAGCGTTTATTGATGTTCCAACCAACAGACTAATACTGAGTATGCTGATGATTTCCTTGTTTCTTTCGATCCATTTAATCATAGTTTCCTCCTTAGAAAACAATAACACCCTGGTAGGTGTCTACTGATAAGTATAACATAATTTTACTAGGTTTGGCAGCAAAAGTCAAGTTTAAGCGTGGTATAATTATTTATCATGGCAAAAGACTCAATTAAGTATTTAATCCCATATCCAGAGGACTCAGATCCTGTTGATATTACTAATGATATTAAAGTTATTGTTGATAGATTAGAAACAATTCTTCCACCCCTGGGTGTCTCATATTTTGAGATACTTGTAAGGAATGAAACAGGTAATACAATTCCTGCGGGGTATCCAGTTTATGCAATAGGATCTAATGTTGATTCTAACAATACTGTAAGAACTAAGATTGCTATTTCTACCCCAACAATTACAAAACCAATTTTAGGTTTGACAAAAACATCTTTAGGCAATAACTCTAATGGCATTGTTGTAGTTGCTGGAGTTGTTGAAGGAGTAAATACAAGTTCATTTTTAGCAGGAGATGTTTTATATGTTGCAAATGGTGGGGGACTAACAAAAACCAGACCAGACTCTGGTGGAGCAGCAGTAGGAATTGTAGGACATGCAGCAACTACAGGAGTAGTAATAGTTCAAGCAAAAGGAAACGGTACATGGGGCGCACTTGCTGCTGGCCTCTCGTAATCGTGGTATAATCTAAATATGCCAACGTTAAGAACAACTACAGTCACATCATCTCAGGTAACTAATGCCAATGGCGAGATTGAAATTGGAGCAGCACCTCCAATTGTAAGATGGACTATTGTAAAAGGTGACAGCGCATCTTTTAGAATTTATGTTGAAGATGATAAGCAGATTGCTATTAACCCAGATGATTATTCAATTAAAGCAGACTTTAGACGTGGATCTTCTTTGTTATTTTCAGTTGTTCCCTCAAAAACAGCATTTGATCTTGCAGGAGAATTTACAGTTTATTTAGCACCAGGGCAAGCCAAACTTTTATCAACAGGAGATATCTTTGACGTACAGTTAACAGACCCAGTAGTGGTTTGGACTGTTTGCAGAGGCGTTATGAACGTTATTGCAGAAGTCACTGATAGAACGGTTTAATGGCAAAAAGACTTGTTTCTACAATTCTCCCAGCCGTTGCCCTTGGTTTAATAAATCTTAATCCAGTTGCAGATTTAACAATTAACAAAGCAAACAATATTGCTTTTGAAGTAGCATCAGTACCAAAAAAAGTATTGGTAAATGAAAGTTTACCTTTCAGACTGCGTATATCTAACATAGGTTTAGATGGGTATACAAGGCAGAATCCAGCACCGATAGGAGTAGCAATTATTGGCTACAGCAATTATATTCTGTAAAAAATAATGCTATAATAACAACATGGCCCAAATATCACTCTCAGCACTTAAAGCAAAATTCCAGACTGGTGATCGCCCAACACAGGCAGATTACGAAGATCTAATTGACACTACAGCAGCACAAGCAACACGTGCAGGCGTATTTGGCAATAATGACAATACCATCTACGGTATTGAAAATGCATCAGTAATTGATAACTTTGATGCAACTGAATGGAGAATGGTTAAGTACCTTATCTCTATATCTAAGAATTCTGGTGGCGTAAATAAATACTATGCTACAGAAATGACCATCTTAGTTGACGGAGTAAATGTATCTGTTAACGAATTTGGAACTATCGACAACGATGGGAATATGGGAACCATTAGTGTCTCTCGCACTGGAAATACCGTAACTTTAACAGTTACTCCAGACCCTGCGATCAAGCCAATCACTGTACGTTATGCACGTATGGGATTAAAGGCATAATAAGGAGATATAAAAATGGCATCTACAGTAAATAAAGATTTTAAGATCAAGAATGGTCTTATCGTTGAAGGCTCATCCGCAACAGTCGGTGGCTCAGACGTACTAACAAAAAAGCAAGCAGACCTTGACTATATCGTCTCACTTGCTGGTGGCGGAGCAGATTCTGCTAACGTTGCAAACAAGGTAGTAAAGCGTGATGCATCAGGTAACTTTGCAGCAGGAACAATCACTGCAGCACTAACTGGTAACGCATCAACAGCATCTACACTTGCTACACCAAGAGCAATTGCACTTTCAGGTGATGTTTCTGGTACAGCAAACTTTGATGGTTCAGCAGGAATCACAATTACAACAACTCTTAACACAGCATTTGCTACAGATGCAGAAGTTGCTACAGCAAAGTCAGAGGCTATTGCTTCAGCAGCATCAGATGCAACTACAAAGGCTAATAATGCTAAGTCTGGAGCAGAAGCAACCGCAGCATCTGCACTTTCAACACACGAAGCAGATACAACAAATATTCATGGAATTGCAGATACTGCACTTCTTGCAACAAAGTCTTATGCTGATGGAAAGGCTTCAGATGCACAAGCAGCAGCAACAACCGCTGCAGCAACTGATGCTACTTCAAAAGTTGCAGCAGAAGCAACTGCTAGAGCAACTGCTGTTACTGCAGCAATCGCAACCGCAGCAACAGATGCTACAACTAAAGTTGCAGCCGAAGCAACTGCACGAGCAACAGCCGTTACAAATGCAATTTCTACTGCTGCATCAGATGCAACTTCTAAGGTCGCAGCAGAAGCAACCGCTAGAGACACAGCAATTGGAACAGCAATTTCAACAGAAGTTACAAACCGTAACTCTGCTATCTCTTCAGCAATTTCAACAGAAGTTACAAACCGTAACTCAGCAATTTCTACTGCAGTTGCAGCCGTTGTTGACTCAGCACCTGCAATGCTTGACACATTAAACGAACTTGCAGCAGCACTTGGAAATAACCCAAATGTTATTACAAACTTAACCACTACTATTGGAACTAAACTTCCTCTCGCTGGTGGAACACTAACTGGAGCACTTGTTCTTTCAGGTGCACCAACAGCAGATCTTGAAGCAGCAACTAAGGGCTATGTTGATACAGCAAATACAAATCAGTCAACAACTCTTACAACAGCAATTGCAACTGCAAAGTCAGAAGCAATTTCTACTGCTTCATCAGATGCTACAACAAAGGCTAACGCAGCCCAGTCTGCTGCAACAACAGCAGCAGCAACAGATGCTACAACTAAGGTAGCAGCAGAAGCAGCGCTTAGAGTATCAGGCGATGCAGCCTCAGTTTCAACTGCAGCAGCAGATGCTACAACAAAGGCTGACGCAGCAAAGGCTTTTGCTACAGCAGCAGATACAACACTTCGCACAGCAGTAACATCTGATATTGCAACTGCAAAGTCAGAAGCAATTACTGCAGCAGCAACAGACGCTACAACTAAGCGTGATGCAGCAAAGACTTATGCTGATGGACTTATTGCAACAGAAGTTACAAATCGTAACTCAGCAATCACAGCAGCAACTGGAGCGCTATCAACTTCAACAATTGCAGAAGGTACAAATAAGTACTTTACAGATGCTAGAGCAGTCGCAGCAGTATCTGGTGCAATTACAGCAGCAGTTGACGCAATCAATACAGATGCAATTGAAGAAGGTACTTCAAACCTTTACTTCACAAATGCTCGTGCACTAACAGCAGTTGGTGGATCAGTAACAACAGCAATTGCAAATGGTAATGCAACAGCATCACCAACATATCTTGCTGTAAAGTTGGGAACACTTGCAAAAGAGTTCGCAGCAACAGTTAACGTACCAACAGCATCAACAGCAACAGCATATTCATGGCCAATTGCAGATTTCAGATCTGCAAAGGTACTTGTAAAGACCAAGAATGGAACACACACTGAAATTTCAGAGTTGCTCCTAACACTTGATACTTCAAATAACATTGCTATTACAGAATACGCACTTGTTGGAACAAATGGCACACTTGCCACAGTTACAGCAGACGTAAACGGTACTGACGCAAGAATTAGGGTAACAACAATCAACGCATCATCAGATGTATACGTTGTTGGAACTCTTATTGCTTAAAAAATTAAAATAATAAAGGGGCGTGATCACTTTGGCTACAGTCAATAAAGACTTCAAAGTAAAAAATGGACTACAGGTCGCAGGAACTGCAGTTTTCGGGGGAACAGTACAGGTAGCAACACCAGTATCTGCTTCTGATGCAGCAACAAAGGCATATGTAGATTCAAAATCAAGTCAAATGGCTTCAGGTGCAATTGCTCCTTCTAACCCAATAGTGGGTGCACTTTGGCTAGACTCTCTAACTAATAGAGTTAATGTTTATTCTTCAGCAGGATGGGTAACACTTGCTGCAATTGATGACACATTAGATCTACCACAACACATCCACGATACAGCAATCGATGGTACAGGATTTATTGTTTCACAATTCCGCAGTGGCGGAAGTTTCAATAGTCCGCAAGGATCAGGTCTCGATGGAGGATCTCCAAGTTCAACTACTTGGGACGTTTCATTCGATGGTGGTTCAGCAGTAGATAACTTCAATTAAAAATTGATGTTATAATAGTACAGAAAGACATCCGCAGAACGGATAAAAGGAGAATATAAATGGCAACTAGAATGCAACAGCGCAGAGGAACTGCAGCCCAATGGACGGCAGCAGATCCAATTTTAGCAGCAGGAGAAATTGGGTTTGAAACAGACACCAGCCAATTCAAAATGGGCGATGGCGTTAATGCATGGTCAACTCTCTCCTACTTTAAGAACTTAGAAGACTTGGGCGGTACTCTTGATGATTACATCCCACTAACACAAAAGGGCGCAGATAATGGCGTAGCCCCACTTGATGGCGCAGGAAAGATTCCACTTGGATATCTTACAAACCTCATTAATAATGCACCAGCAGCACTTGATACACTTAAGGAACTTGCAGATGCAGTTACTTATGTTACAAATCAAGTTGCTGGACACAATAGTGAAACATTAAACGTACATGGTATTGCAAATACAGGAGCACTTATTACAACAACTGCAGCACAAGCATTAGTTGGAGTGCACGAAGCAGACACCACAAATGTTCACGGAATTGCTGATACAGCACTTCTTGAAACAAAGACTGGAGCACAAACTAAGGCAGATGCAGCAGCACTTGCAGAAGTTAATACTCATAGTGCTAAGACAACTTCAGTTCATGGAATTGCTGACACAGCACTTCTTGCTACAAAGGTATATGCCGATGCAGTAGGAACAACAGAGGCTTCAAGCCGTGCAACAGAAATCTCAACACATAATTCAGCAACAGCAAACGTACACGGAATTTCTGATACATCTGCTCTTGCTACAAAGACATATGCTGATGGTAAGGTTACAACCCACAACTCAGCAACAACAAGCGTACACGGAATTGCAGATACATCACTTCTTGCAACTAAGTCATATGTAGATACGGCAGATGCTCTTAAGGCAGCGCTTGCTTCCCCAGCATTTACTGGTACACCTACAGCACCAACAGCAGCAGCAGGAACAAATACTACACAGGTAGCAACAACAGCGTTCGTAGGAACAGCAGTTTCAGCACTTGTAGCATCTGCTCCAGCAGCACTTGATACACTTAATGAATTGGCTACAGCACTTGGTAGCGATGCAAACTTCTCAACAACAATGACAAATGCTCTTGCTCTAAAGGCAAGCAAGGCTGAACTTTCAGCAGCAACTTTGGCATCATTCAATACTAAGACAACTTCTTACACACCAGTACTTTCAGATGAAGGAAATGTAATTGAAATGGATTCTGCTTCAGCAAACTCTGTTACAATTCCACCAAATTCATCAGTAGCCTTTAATATCGGTTCATCAATCGATGTATTCCAAAAGGGTGCAGGCCAAACAACAATCGTTGCAGGTGCAGGAGTTACAATTCTTAATACACCAGGACTCAAGTTCCGTGATCGTTACTCAATGGCAACATTGATCAAGCGTGATACAAATACTTGGATCGTTTCTGGCGACTTGACAGCGTAATACAAATTTAATAAGAAAAAAGGAGATATAAATGGCAACTATTCGTAGAGGTGGTAAAGCAGGTAAATCTGCTAAGGCTGCAGTAAGTTTTTGGGGAGTAGCCCCAGGGCAACCTTACATCGTAAGCGTAGTCCCAGGTTTTGGTGGAGCATACTTCTCATCAACAGCCGTGATTACATTTAATAAGAATGTTATGGGTGCCACTCCTTCTTCTTATACAATTTTCGCTAACTCAGTATATGGAACTACTACATTCACAGCAACGTCTTCACCATTTACAGTTACAGGTCTAAGAGCAGGTACAGCATACGCATTCACAATTCTTGCAAATGCTCCAGTTGGCCAAGCAGCAACATCAACAACATCTGTATCGTCTGACCAGACTAACGCAGATATAAAGTCTGTTCCTGATGCTCCAACAGGTGTAACAGCATCATCACCATCAGGTGCAACATATGACACAGTGTCATGGTCAGCACCAGCAGATAATGGTGGAGAAGCAATTACTAACTATCAGATTGAATCTTCTGATGGAAAGTCTGCTACAGTAAATGCTCTTACAACAAATATTGCACAAGAAGCAGGAACAGCACAGACATACCGTGTTAGAGCCTACAATGCTCAGGGTTGGTCAGAATGGTCTGCATGGTCAGCATCTGTTACAACATTTTCATTCGTACCATTCTCAGTGTTTGGCTTCTCACCATTCGGTGTATTCGGCTTCTCACCATTCGGTGTATTCGGCTTTTCACCATTCGGATTCTCTCCGTTCGGTGTATTTGGATTCTCTCCGTTCGGTGTATTTGGATTCTCACCATTTGGATTCTCACCATTCGGAGTATTTGGATTCTCACCATTCGGTGTATTCGGATTCTCTCCAGGAGGAGGATGTATTGCTCCTGATACACTAGTATCAGTTGTTGGTCCAGAAGACACATACATTCAGATTCCTGCAAAGGATGTTGTAACTGGTCAAGAAGTTTGGGCACACTCATTTGATGAAATGGTAGATGAATCTGAATCTGATCCAATGACACTTGCTTTTGATAAATTGACAAACCAAGCAATTATTAAGACAAGCGTTGCATCTGTTGTTGAAAAAGAAATGCCAGCAACATTGACAATTAACGGGGACTCAACAAAGAAGTATTCAACTGTACAGGGAATTCTATATAAGCGTAATGGCATCTATGGATACATCAATACAGGACTTCTAGAAGTTGGAGACTATGTAATGGAATATGATTACAATCTTCATGCTTTCAATGAGATTCCAGTAGCATCAATTGAAATTGATGAAACTCCATCAACAGTTTATAAGTTTGACATGGAACCAGCAGATACATTTATTGCTGGAAACATGGTAGTACACAATCGTAAGTCATGATGTAATTGCTTTACCATCATCATGCGCCAAGGACTTCAGGTCTATTTATTAGATCTGCGGTCCATTTGGCTTTTCAGACGAATAAATTAAAATCAGCGATTGTTTATCATGATAGGGCAATCAGTCCAGATATTTTTAAAGATGTTGAGTTTATTTCTGGACACTTAGGGAACTATCCTAATCTATTTATTAAAGATTTAAAATCTTTTACAATATTAAGAGATCCAGTTGAGAGGTTTATTAGTTGGTTCTTTTTCATGTATGAAAATTCCAAAAGTTTTGAGGAACTTGAAAAGATATTTGAACAGTGGCTTTATAATCCAGAAATATACCCATACCTTTCTGACATGCAAACAAAATTTTTGACGGGAACTGTAGATGAAATAGGATTTAACAGCACTAAAAGTATAATGGATAAGACAATGAATGAGTGGTTTCTTAAAGATTATTCGTTTGATGAGTCAGTTATGCAGGAAAAAGTTAATTCCATTAGTTGTTATACAGTGGAGACCAGGGATATACTATTAGATGACATAATTAGGTATATGGGTAAAATATATGGCTTTGTCCCAAACTTTCAACACAGACATATGATGTTTAACTCAAGCACATCTAAGAGGTTTGACATAACTAATAAAATGATTAACAGGATTAAAGAACTAAACCAGCATGATATAATTTTATATGAAATGGCAAAAAAGTCTAATCCAAAGCCACTTTAAGCAATATGGTATACTAGTATAAATAGCAAAGGGAGCAGTAATGAACATGAATCAATATCCAACCGATATTCAGAGTGTGAGCAAGTCCACTCAGCCACATAAGTTTTTTGAAAGATATCTTGACAATAACTTATCGGTCCTAGCATCAGAACTACAGGATAGATATGAAAAAATTGAAAAAGCAAAAGTTGTAGGCGTAACCCCAGTAGGTGCTAACGAAGCCTGGAAGCAGTCAAATAGTGTATCAACAATGAAGTGGAGACAGTATAATGTTTTCCAATTCCACTCGACTGGTATTTATAATTTGTACAAATCGGTAAAAGATATGACAATTGAAGCATGCGATTACTACGGTATTGATTTTGAAAAAGAAAAATTTATGCTTCAGGGATGGTTCAATATTACTCATGCTGGTAAGGGTAAACTTGATTGGCATGATCATGGTCCAACTGGTGCCCCAAACTTTCACGGGTACTACTCTGTAAGTGCAGAGCCTTCAATTACCTACTACAAGGTTTTTGATAAGGAGATTGAGAATCATAACAAGAATGATCGTGCAATCCTTTCTGAAATGGGGCATCCACACTCTATGGCCGATTGGGACTGGGAAGGTCCAAGAATTACAGTTGCCTATGACGTTATTCCATTAAGAGATATTCAAAGGTTTGGAATGGATCAAGAGCAACATTGGATTCCATTGGCATGATAGCAATGGCAAAACCAAATCACAAGTTTTTTGAAAGACATTTAAGTCTAGATCTTCCAAAACTTGAAACATCTCTTTTGAGTCTTAAAGAAAGACTTTCTTCTGAAAATGTTCCAGGGGTAAAAAATAAAGACTATGAGTCAGTAGACAAAGCATCATTTACTACGCAATTAGGAGAAAAATATAATATATTTCAGTTCCACGATGAGAATATTAGAGCACTTTATTCTTCAATTAGAGACATGGTTTTAGAAGCCTGTGACTACTATGGTATTAATGCTAAAGATCAAAACTATATGATTCAGGGATGGTTTAATGCTGATAAAAATAGCAAGCCAGAGCCACTACCAAATACATATCTTCATGACCATTTAAACGGTCAAGGAGCACCAGATTTTCATGGATACTACTGCGTTAATGCAGAGCCTTCATATACAAAGTACATGATTTCAGGAGAAACAGAGTTTTTAAATGTTAATGTTAATAACCGTGCAATCCTTTCTGAAACTGGACATGCTCATGGCATTAGCAACTGGCCTTTTGAAAAAGATAGAATCACAATTGCTTATGATGTGTCTCCATTGCAAAATATGAAAGGCTCACCAGAACAGCATTGGGTCCCAATCCTATGATTAAAAACTTTATTCGTCATCTATTAGGATACAGATCAATAGTACAAAAATGTCCTGTAACTGGAATAGAACAAACTATAACATTTAATAAACTTACTAAAAAAACAAAAGATGCACATAGAGGTATGAGTTTTAACTAACTCTCAATAACAACTTTAGGTAGAGTTTTGTTTTTTTGAAAACTCTGCTATACTTAACACTTAATCCGTTTTTGAAAGGACGATAATACATGTCAGATTTCTTTAGTTTTAGGCTTCCAGAAGACTTTGTTGAAAAGTATAAAAATGTTGAAAGCCCTTTTGGCTTTAAAGATGCAGCAGAGAATTCACTTGGAGAGATCACCTTCATCAGAACATACTCTAGAATGAAAGAGGATGGAACTAAAGAGCGCTGGCACGAAGTTTGTCGTCGAGTAATCGAGGGTATGTATTCAGTTCAAAAGAATCATGCTAAAGAGAACCGTTTACCTTGGAATGACTACAAGGCTCAGAAGTCAGCACAAGAGGCTTTTGATAGAATGTTTAATTTAAAGTGGACTCCACCAGGACGTGGGATGTGGGCTTTTGGTACCCCTATGGTTATGGAAAAGAAAAATTCAGCAGCACTTCAAAATTGTGCAATGGTTTCAACAAAAGACCTTGACAAAAATGATCCAGGGGCCTTGTTTGCTTGGGTTATGGATGCCCTTATGCTTGGTATTGGTGTAGGATTTGATACAGTTGGACAGGATAAAAATTTCTCAATTTATGCCCCAACAGAACCTGAACAGGTATTTGAAATTCCAGACACTCGTGAAGGCTGGGTCGAGTCAGTTAGAATTCTTATCAACTCCTATTTAAGAGCAAATCAAAGTATTCAAAAGTTTAACTACGACCTCATCAGACCCCTTGGTTCGGCCATTAAGGGCTTTGGGGGCGTAGCATCAGGTCCAGCACCTCTTATTAAGTTGCATGACCAGATAGACCGTGTAATAGGCTCCAGAGCAGGGGAAACGCTAGATTCTCGTGCCATTGTAGATTTAGTAAATCTTATTGGTACTTGCGTAGTATCAGGCAACGTTCGCAGATCCGCAACTCTTGCTTTGGGGAGTGAGGGGGATGAAACATTCATGAACTTAAAGAATTCAGAAATGTTCCCAGAGCGTAACTCATTTGATTCAGATAATCCAGGATGGGCATGGATGTCTAATAATTCTATTTCAGCAGAAGTAGGAACAAAGTATGAAGACTATGTAGATTTGATTACAGAAAATGGAGAACCAGGTTTTATATGGCTTGACGTTGCTCGTAATTATGGCAGACTAAAGGATGCGCCAGATGGAAAAGACTATCGTGTGATGGGTTTTAATCCATGTGCGGAGCAGCCATTAGAGTCTTACGAATTATGTACACTTGTAGAAGTGCATTTAAATCGTCATGATTCTAAGGAGGATTTCTTGCGTACCCTAAAGTTTGCATACTTATATGGAAAAACTGTAACTCTTGTTCCAACACATTGGCAACAGACAAACGGAATTATGCAACGTAATCGTCGTATTGGTACATCGCTCACAGGCATTGCATCTTTTGCAGATCTAAAGGGCTTGCCAACAGTTCGTGAATGGATGGATGAGGGATATAACAAAATTCGTCATTACGACAATCAGTATTCTGAATGGCTATGTGTTCGTGAATCAATTCGTGTAACAACAGTCAAGCCATCAGGATCAGTTTCAATTCTTTCTGGTGCAACTCCTGGAGTTCACTGGGGTCCTGGAGGAGAGTTCTTCCTTCGTGCTATTCGTTTTGGAAATACAGATCCAATGGTTCATTTGTTTAAAGCAGCGGGATACAAGATTGAAGACGATGTAGTGTCAGCAAATACATCCGTAGTATATTTCCCAATTAAGTCAGGTCATCCAAGATCTGAAAAAGATGTTACTTTATTTGAGAAGATTGCTCTTGCAGCAACTGCTCAGAAGTACTGGTCTGATAATGGGGTTTCTGTAACACTTTCATTTGACAAGGAAACAGAGTCAAAACATGTTGTTCCAGCACTACATATGTACGAGGGACAATTAAAGGCAGTATCATTCCTTCCAATGGGAAATCACACATACCCACAACAACCATATACTCAGATCTCTGAAAAGGAGTATAATAGTCACGTAGGTAAGTTAAAGCATATTGACTTTGGGGCAATTTACGACGGTGTAGACAACCTAGAAGCAATGGGCGAGGCATACTGTACAACAGACTACTGCGAGATAAAGGTGAAATAATGGAGGACTACGTGTCACAGATACATCACATTAAAGGTTTTATGAATGCAGATGATGCTGCAAAGATTTATGATCATGCAAAGAATTTCCCTGATGGGTTTACAATGCATGGAAATAATGAAAAAGAATTCAAGGTCTATACGTATCATGGAATTGAAGCAAATGATCCAGCAATTTTAGAGTTAATGCAAGAGTATGCCTTAAAAGTTTATGATCATGTTTTGACAACCTATGGAAAATCTTTTGAGCCATTCAATCCACACAAGACGCATATTGCAAAGTTTGAAGAAGGTCATGGAATGCATGAACATTTTGACTCTTCAAGACCAAACGACATAGCCACTCTTGTGTATTTAAATGATGACTATGAAGGTGGAGAAATTTATTTCCCAGATTATCAAATTTCTATTAAACCAGAGCCAGGAGATTTACTTTGTTTTCCAGATCAGCCTAGATATGTTCATGGAGTAAAAGAAATAATTTCTGGAACAAGGTTCACAACACCACGTTGGTTTACCCGCATTGTGTGATAAAATAGACTAGGAGAACCTATGTCTAACCCATCAAATATCTATGCAGAAAAGATTTATTCTGAGCAGCCAACAGCAATGTGGTCGCTTGATGATACAGCAGACTACATTTCTTTTGTTAGTTCAGAGTTAGAAAGATCAGTATATCTTTGGGATATAGAAAACGGATCTGGAGTAGTTGGAACATCTGAAAATGAGCCATTCCCAAATAGTGTAGTTTCAAGTTTAAATGGTCAAATAAATAAAACATATGTTAAAGCAATAAGCCCAGACTTTGGTAAGTTTACAGATTTTGATCAAAATTTAAAAGTATTTTCTATTGGAGGGTATGTATATTCCCCAAGCACATACTTGAGTAGTATTGAAATTGGGTATGAATACTACGATTCAACATCTGCAACAACTGAAATTGTTTCTAAAGTATTTAATATAAACATAGGTAAAAAATGGCTTAACGTTTCTGACACATTTATAATTCCAAGACAAGATGTTTATTTTAGACCATTTTTAAAGATATCTTATATTCCTGGAGGAGTTCTAGATGACTATAAGTTTTTAATTAATGGCATAACTGTTGGTCAATGGAATGAAGAATTTAGTGCAAAGTCTCTAGGTGTTAATAAAATTCAAGTTCCTTCAACTGTTAGATTACTGTCAGGACACGATGCTATTCCAGCACCATCTTATGGTTTGCAAAATTCTCCAGGGTATTATCTTGTAAATAATAATAGACTACTTGCACAGAACTCTGGAATCCCACTAGTGTTTGGATCATCAAATGTAACTCATATTATTCCAAATAGCGATGGCAAGCCATCTTTTATATTTCCAGGATGTGGATTTTTAAATGAGTCTGGAAAATATGAAGAAAAAACTTTAGAGTTTTGGCTAAGAATTTTTGCAGATTGTTCGACCCCAAAAAGACTTGTTGGTCCAGTAGCATCAGAAGATGGTCTGTATGCATATAAGAATAATTTAATTTTAAAGGTTGGTAAATATACTAAGTCATATGGAATAGATGAGTGGTATAGGCCAATGCTTGTTGACTTAAGAATGGGAATAGATAATACAAGCCTATTAATTAATGGCGATGAGGTTATTTCAATTTCTATCGATATTGATACTATCTCTTTACCAGACAAAATTACAAAAATAGGAAATACTTACTTTAATAATGACTGGATCGGATTTTATTCATACGAAGAAGTTACTCAGTTTGATATTGATGCAATTGCCATATATCCATACAAAGTCCCATCTTTGGTTGCAAAAAGAAGATTTGTGTACGGTCAGGGAGTTGAATATCCAGAAATTCTTAACTCCTCATATGGTGGCACATCTACTGTAATTGATTATCCATTTTCTAAATACACCAACAACTATTCCTACCCAGACCAAGGATCTTGGGCAAGTGGATATTTTACAAATCTATCAGTAACAAATAATACTTTGTCAACTCCAAACTACAAATTACCTGATTTTGTTTTTTCTAACAAAAGTTACGATAATTTTTATCTTGATAATTCTACAATTCAAAACGATAGCGATGGCAATTTTTTAACGTTGAGGCCTTCAGAAGGTTGGTCATCAACAAATGGATATATTCATTTTGATAAGTTAAATATTTTAACAGATAGAACAGAAGCAGTTTATGGAGTATTTAAGATTGCAGATCATAAAAGTTACGCTCAGGTTTTAATTCGAATTGAAGACTCCTCTAATGGAAATTATTTTTCTTTAGAGTTAGTTGGAGAAATTTTAAGGTATAAATTTAAAAATGGAGACAGTATTTCGACAGTGTACTCTGCAGAAGGAATTCTTGCAGGATCTCCTTTTATTGCTGGAATTAGTATTGATAAATTTATGGATGCTTTTGGAAGTAGTGCTGCTTCACTTTTTGGCAATAGGGCTGCTCTTTCAGTTTATGTTGCTGGAACAAAAGAGTTTGCAAGCACTTTTAGTGGAAAGATATTTGGAATTCATTTTGCAAATAAAGACACCCTTGACTTAATATCATATGGCTTTTCAGATAGGGGCGTCCCATTAGATTATGAAAACGTATTTAATGACTATTCCACTGGCTCAGAAGTTGGAGAATCTGATTATGATGCACGGTTTTATAATACAAGTTTTTGGTCAAATCTGGCAGACGGGGGAAGTGTATCCTCTTACGTATCTTCAAGAATTGGTTCAGTAGTAAGTTCATACTCTTTACTTCCTCAATATTTTATGGGGTCATTTAAAATTGATATTGGATCACACGGATACTGGAAGACAACCCTGCCGTTAACCTATTTTGGTAAATATGTAAATGACTCATACGGGGATTCATATTACGATCTTGACTTTTTACAATTTAATATTTCTGTTCCATCTCCAAGCAAGTTTGTTACAATTGAAAGCGCTGGCTCTTGGAAATATGAAGACTTAAAACAAGCATACAGTAATGAAGAGTTTAATAGTTATGCCTATTTAAATAATCAACTTTATACTAACTATAATGACTATTTAGACTTAAAAAACAAATCTGAAAAAACATATTCCTATGATACATCAGAAAATCCAATAAGAACTAGGATAACATTTGAATACACTGAAGCATCTGGTCAGACTCCAGACTCAGCATATGTTCGCCAAATTGCACCAAATAAAAATGGAACAGTAAGAGTAGGCTCAGAGTGGATAAATACAGCCTATGAGGTTGTTGATGGAATGATTATTTATCCACCATCTGACGTAAATTTTGAAGATGTATCAATCTCTGTTTCAATAGATATGGTCACAAGATCAATTCTATCTTTACCAATGTCAATAAAACAGTTACAGTTATCATCTCAGTCATTTAGCGAAGATGGTTTCAATCCTATTGGAACAAAGTTTGGAACAGATATTTATCCATATACAAAGTCTGGACTTTATTATGATTACAAAACTGCAAACCCATATAGCATTTATAAAAAAAGTACTCCATATCTATATCTAACAAGAGATAGTGGCATTTCTATTAAGGGTGATTTTAAAAATGGCTCTGATAGAGGTATAGCAATTCCTATTAATTCCTCTAAGTCATCTTCATATAATTTAATGGCAGCACAATTCTCATTAAGATATGATTATGAGTTTTTTCCATTTTCTCCAATTAAAATTTTAAGTTTTGACAATGGAACTAGGTTTGTAGATATCTTCTTAGTTGCAAATACAACAGATGGAAAACGTGCAAAACTATATGCAGTAAATGCTGCAACAGGGATTGTGGAAAGTGGTATTGCTTTTTATGTTAATGGAATTGTTAGCCGTGAGCCAGTTATTCAGGCTGGACACTGGAATATGCTGGGTATCTATTTTTCAGATCTTTTAAATCTAAAAAGTATTAATGGAAAAATGTCGGTATCAGGACCAGTAACAATCAATAACATATCTTTATATGATGCAAGTAGGCTTTCAGAAGTAAGAGATTTGCAGACTAGACCTTGGTTTAGGGTTAAAGTTACTAATGACCCAGAAGATCTTTATGAGTGGACCTTCTGGGATCTAGACTTTAACTGGGACGAGGTATTAGTTATTGCAACAACAAGCCTTTATGGGGTAGACCCAGAAACACTATATAAAACATTTATAGGTACAAATAGATTCATTATTGATGACTCTTTGCCACTAATGTTAGGAAATTATCAATATTCTATAAACTCGGATGTTAGATGGCAACAGGGAGTACAGACTTCTACGTAATATGGTATACTAATGGTTATGGATTCATTAATTAACCCCGAAACTGGCGAGCCGATAGTAAAGAATGTAAGACGACAAGTCATTGATAAGATGTATGACTGGGGTCTATACGTATATAAGAGGTCTGATGGTAAATGGTTTACAGACGGCACGGGCTCTGTTCTAAACATACCAGCAATGAAAAATGACATAGGCAGAATCTCCGAGTTAAAGAAAGCAGCAATGCACTATGGAGATGACGGACAAGGAACAGCAGTATTTGTTCCAGGTCTGACAAGAGTTTCAGAAGAAGAGTATTCAGAACAAGTTGATCGTTTTAAGTCTGGACTTATCCCATCAATGAATGACCTTGGTGCAGTTCAGGCAGCAAAAGATACAATTGCTCTTTATGGTGATGAGGAATAATGGATAACGACGATATTTTAGTTGGTGCAAGAATTGATCAAATTCAAGATGAAAGAAATGCTTTTGTAACAAGTGATCCATTTAATAAATCGTGGGATGATCTTAAAAATTTGTCGGGACTATCAAATAACTTTAAACGTAGGGCAGCCAGACTATCTAAGATGGAAGTAACAGATCAATACCTAGAAGACTCAGGATCTGGAAAAGTTGGTGTTGGTGGTGCTAAATCAAAAGAAATTAATCCAGGCTCAGTATTTAGAAATGCCTATGGTCTATTTGACGTAATTACTCCACCATGGAACGTTTATGAGTTAGCAAATTACTATGACACTTCTTTTGCAAACCATGCTGCGATTGATGCAAAAGTTGAAAATATTGTAGGTTTGGGGTATGACTTTAAGGTTTCTCCAAGAACAATGTTAAAGTTAGAGTCATCAACAGATACAGGCGCAACAGATCGTGCAAGAAAAAGAATTGAAAGAGCAAAGATTGAAATGAGAGACTGGTTAGAATCTCTTAATGATGACGATTCGCTTACTGGCACAATGGAAAAAGTGTATACAGATGTTCAAGCAATCGGTAATGGTTATTTAGAAATTGGAAGAACCACACGTGGGGAGATTGGATATGTAGGGCATATTCCAGCAACTACAATTAGAGTAAGACGATTAAAGGATGGATACATTCAGATTATTGGAAACAAAACAGTTTACTTTAAAAATTTTGGGGCAACAAATCAAAACATGGTTACTGATGATCCAAGACCAAATGAGATCATACACTTTAAGCAATACTCACCATTAAATACATTCTATGGCGTACCAGACGTAATGTCTGCAATATCTTCACTTATTGGTGATCAATTGGCTTCACAATATAATATTGACTATTTTTCAAATAAGGCTGTCCCTAGATATGTTGTTACATTAAAGGGTGCAAAGTTGTCTGCAGATGCAGAAGATAAAATGTTTAGATTTTTACAGACAGGCCTTAAAGGACAGTCTCACAGAACTCTTTATATTCCACTTCCTCCAGACTCAGATACAAACAAGGTTGAATTTAAGATGGAGCCAATTGAGGCAGGAATTCAGGAAGGCTCATTTAAAGAATATCGTAAACAAAATCGTGACGACATTCTAGTAGCACATCAGGTTCCACTTTCAAAACTTGGAGGATCCGATTCTTCTGCGATTGCTGCAGCACTTGCTCAGGATAGAACATTTAAGGAGCAGGTTGCAAGACCAGCACAAGCACAACTTGAAAAAATGATCAATAAAGTTATTAAAGAAAAGACAGATATTCTTGAGTTTAAGTTTAACGAGTTGACACTTACTGATGAAATTACTCAGTCTCAAATACTTGAGAGGTACGTAAAGAATCAGGTTATGACACCAAATGAAGCACGTATTGCTTTAGGTATGCCAGTAAGAGAAGGTGGCGATAAGCCACTAGACCTAAAGCCTCAGCAAGCAGCAGATGCCACAGCCAACAGGGCTAGAGATGGTGAGAGAGTAAATAATAACTCTGATAGTCCTACAACAGTTGCTGGCCGTAACCCTAAAGGACAAGGAAGAAAGTTTGATGATTTACTTGAACTATCCGAATTGTCCGAATAATGAGATATCAATAAAAAGGGGTTTATAATATAATGGTGAACAGTCTATCTAAAGCCCATTGGAATTCGGATGGGGAAAATCTGCGTCTCTCGATGCCATTCTCAAAAGTTGATGAGAATAGAAGAACTGTATCTGGATTTGCATCACTTGATAATATTGACAAGCAAGATGATATTGTAACTGCCGAAGCATCAATGGAAGCATTTGCCAAGTTTCGTGGGAACATTAGAGAAATGCATCAACCATTAGCAGTAGGCAAAATGATTTCATTTAAAGCAGACAAATATTTTGATCCAGAAACAAAGAAATTTTATAATGGAGTTTATGTATCTGCATATGTTTCAAAGGGTGCACAAGATACTTGGGAAAAGGTTCTTGATGGAACACTTCAAGGTTTTTCAATTGGCGGGAAAATGAACAAGTGGGATGATGGTTATGACGAGAAGTCAGATAAAGCAATTAGAATTATTAAGCAATACGATTTGGTAGAGTTGAGTCTTGTTGATTCACCAGCAAATCAATTTGCAAATATTATGTCTGTAGAAAAAGTTGATGGACTAGATGTTATCAAAGCAGATGAAACAGTATTAGAAAATGTATTTTATGATAAAGAGTCTGGCATTGTTATGGTTTCTGAAAATGAAAATGAATTAAGCCCAACAACAGGAAGCCAAATGGAAAACATAGGATTCGTTGAAAAAACGGATAACGAAAAGGTAACAATGATAAAATTCTTAGTTGATAGTGCTAAAGGCATTAATACTTCTAAGATTAACAAGGAGGAAAACCTTATGGCAAAAGTAACAAAACCAGTATCAGAAATTATTGAAAAATCTGATGCAGAGATTGAAACAGTTAAGGTCGCTCCAGTAGCAGAAGATGAAGTTACAAAGGCTTCAACATGTCCAGATTGCGGAAAGTCTATGGACGCATGCAAATGCGATTCAAAGGCTGATGCAGCAACATGTCCAGATTGCGGAAAGGCTATGGACGCATGCGAATGTGCTTCAAAGTCAGATGCAGAAACAGAAAAGGCTGCAAAGCCAAAGGCTGGCGAAGAGTCTGCTGCTCATGAAGGAACTGAATCAACAGATGTTGAAGCAGAAGAAGACAAGAAGAAGCCTATGGCTCCTAAGTCAGATGTTGTAGAAACAAATGATAGTCTTGAAAAAGCCTTTAGCGATCTAGTAGAAATGGTCAAGTCATTGCAATCAGAAGTAGAACTTTTAAAGTCTACTAAGGTTGACATTGAAGTGGCACAAAGTTCATTTGAAGCAGTTGCAAAAGATCTTGCATCAGCAACAAATGTGTTTAATGAATTTGGAAAGCGTGTAGAACTTGTAGAGCAAGATACTGCCTTCCGAAAGTCTGGCGATCTCGGAGAGATTGTACAGGATCAGCCTGAAATGGTTGAAAAATCCCTATGGGGCGGGAGTTTCCTCAAAACAACCGATCTATTTAAGTAAGAAAGTCACTTGGAGGTGAAATAAATGTCGGAACAAAATATAGAAAAGAATCAACCAGGAACTGCTGGTAACGTGGGCGGAACAGCCCCAGGACTCTATCAAGGCCAAGGATCATTCGTATCAGGTGGTATTGGCGGAGTTTCTAACCCAGGAGCAAGCACATTGGGGAACACCCCAGTTGCAACACTTGGTTCATCATCTGGTTCCAATGCCGTAAACCCTTCTGGGACTACTGCAGCATCTGGAATTTTGCGCCCTGAACAGGCACGTCGTTTTATTGACTATGTTTGGGATGCAACTGTACTTGCAAATGATGGCCGTAAGGTCACAATGCGAGCAAACACTATGGAACTTGAAAAAGTAAACGTAGGAGAGCGTGTAATTCGTTCAGCAGCACAGGCTGACGGTACATATACAAACACAGGAGCGACATTCTCAAAGGTCGAATTAACTACAAAGAAGATTCGTCTTGACTGGGAAGTATCTGCTGAAGCACTTGAAGATGGCGTAGAAGGAGATGCTCTTGAGGATCACCTAGTACGTTTGATGACAAATGCGTTTGCAAATGATATCGAAGACCTTGCAATCAATGGTGATGGTACAACATCCCCATTCCTTAACATCATGACTGGTTTCGTAAAGAAGACCAAGACTAACGGATTCGCACATGAGTCAGTTGTAACCGTAGCAGACAATGCTTGGACACCTGAAGTTATGCAGGGAATCATTAATTCAATGCCACGTAAGTACCGTGCACTTAAGAACAATCTTAAGTTCTACGCAGGTACAGATGTATTTGGAGGAATCGTTAAGAATAACGGTACCCTTGCAGATGCAGTTGCAGAAGCATTTACTGGTCGTATGCCAGGAAGCACACAAGCAAACCGTCAGAACTATCTAGACGGACTTGGACAGACATTTGGTGGAGCACGTACAACTCGTGTTCTCGGAATTGAAGTTCAGGAAGTCCCTTACTACCCAGCAGGATACGTCGACTTGACATTCCCTGCTAACCGTGTATGGGGTATGCAACGTGACATCACTGTAAACCGTGAATACGTAGCAAAGAAGGACACAATTGAATACACAGTATTCGTCCGCTTTGGTATTCAGTGGGAAGAAGAAGATGCAGTTGCATTCGCTGACGCTGCTGCAGATGCATAATCTGTAAACAGTACCTTTAATGGGGGGCGGGAGTTCACTCTCCTGCCCCCTTATTAACTTTATAATGATATAATACAATTAACACTACAAGGAGGGCATACTTATGTCAGAAGAACTAAATAACGAAATTGCTGGGACATTTTCAGAAGAAGAACTATCTTCTATTGTTGAAGAAAACCCAGAAGTTTTAGAAGTACCAGAACCACCTGCACCAGCAATGAGTGAAGAAGATCAAGCAATGGTTGATGAAGTTAACGATGTAGAATTACTTGAACTTGAAGATGCACCACAATGGAAAGACCCAGAGCCTTTCCTTTACGTCCATCCAGGAGAGCCAGGATCAGATGATCATGTTATCGGTTCACCAGAAGCACCAGAAGTTGCACCACAGCCATC